CAATATAAAAAGTTAAGGAAGGAGTTTTTAGATTTTAAAGATTTAGTTATAGAATGGAAAAGGCAGGATTATATAGAAATTGATAAATTAAATAAAGAGCTTTTAAAAGTTTTAGAGGAAAAATGAAAAAAGAAAAAGAATTGGAGAAAGAAATTGATAAAATTAAAGATGAAGAGAATATTAAATGGGAGAAATCAAAAAAATGTGATGAATATTTATGGCACGAAAGTTCAGTTGATAATATGATTAAACAAGGCATCTCTCTCGGCAGACAAACCTTAAAAGATGAATTAAAATGGCTGAAAACTATCCAAGAGAATTTATTATTAGGCAAACGAAAAAAAGGGCAACATAAATTTAATAAAATATCAGTTCAGGAAAGAATAAAGAAAATTCAGCAAGAGATAAAAAATGAAAACTGAAAAAGAAATTGAACTAAAATTAAAAGAAGGAAAAGCAAGAAGAATATTAAGAGATGACAAGTTAAGTGAAAAAGAAATAAGCTGGGAAGTTCCTTATGATTTAATAGAAAATATAAATCAAAAAAATCATTTTCAAACATTTATTAGTTTAGGGAGATGGAGAAATACTAATGAGAAGTTTATACTAATCTCTAAAGAAGGAGTTTTAATTTATTTGGAAAAAGAAGTTGTTAAAAAACTATGGGAGAGTTTAAAATGAAAACTGAAAAAGATATAATTGAAGAAATAATAAAAGAATGTTTAAGACAATCGTTTAGTGGAAAATCTTATGAAGAAGTTGTTAAAGAAGCATTAGAGAAAGCCCTTCAATCAGAAAGAGCAAGAATAAAAGAGAAGATTGAAGAAAAAGTTTATAAGTTTTTTGCTGAACACAAATTTAAATATTTTGTATTAAGTGCAAGTGAAAGAGAAACAATAATGAAAGAGCTTTTAAAAGTTTTAGAGGAAATATGAGCTTATGTGGAATTTGTTATAGTAAAGTAGAAGATGGAGAACCTTATGACGAAAAGCATTTATCTTATGATGGATGTGAAAATGATAATGAAGTTTTTGAATATACTCATAGATAAGGAGAAAAAATGAAAACTGAAAAAGATATAATTGAAGAAAAATGTTTGTTGTTATATATTTTAATGAATAATCAATATAAAGATTGGCAATTTAAAGCTATAAAGGAGATTTTAATATGAAAAAGAAATATAAAGAATTTGCAGATAAGTTTGAACACATTTGTGAAGAATATGCAACAGAGGATTTTAATGTAGATGAGATAGTTGCAGTTTGTAAAGAAGTTGCTCAAAATTATGGAGAATAAGAACTTTTAAAAGTTTTAGAGGAAAAATGAAAAAAGGATATTTAGCTGAAAGAGAAAGACAAATACAATTAGAAAAAGAAGGATGGCATGTCACAAGGAATTCAGGCAGCATAGGCGCATCTGACTTGATCGCAGTGAGATCAGCCACAGAAACTCTATTCGATGTAAGATACGAGCAAGTCAAATCAACCAAAGACAAAACTTTTTATTTTGACAAAAGAACAAAAGACGAGATTAGAAGACTTTTTTATATGCAGACAAGATTAAGAATACCTTGCTATCTTTCAATCAAATTCAAAAGGAGAGGATGGCTAATAATAAACATCAATGATTTAAATGATTTCAAGCCAATAAAATGGAAATAATAACAAATGCAGCAATAGTAAGAGACATGGAAAATATAGAGATATTTCCAATCAAGATCACTGAGAAAAACTTCATAAAAGTCAGGAAAAGACTTGAATTCGTGAAATTCCAGATAATTTGTATATTCAAACAAATGAAGGATCAAGGTGAAATAAAAAGTATCTGGAGACCAAAGAACAAGAAAATCCAGGACAAACTAGACAAACTAGTGAAAACAAAAAGAATAATTGATAATTCTATATCAAAAATAAAGGAATTCTATAAAAACAAATAGATAGTTTACATCGAAAAGTTTATATACTAATTGGTATATACTATTTCATGGCATTACATTCTATTCTTAACAAAAAGAGAAGGAGGATTGATGCAGTACAAATTGCGTCCGATTGTCAGGTCAAATTCTAGGATCACACTCGGCCTGACTGTCCCGGATGATGTGGCGATTTTTTTCAAAGGATGCTTTTTCACAGTCGAAAAATCTGGCACATGCATAATCTTCGCATCTGGAACATCAATTATTCCAACACAAAAAGAGGTAGAAACTTATGACTTTTCTGATTGCAGAATATGACAGAACTTAAAACTTTAAAAGAATTAATTAATCATTGGAATTGTAATAGAGATTGTAGTGCTGTATCTGATTTTATAGAATATGAATTAAAACAAGAAGCAATTAAATGGATAAAATATTTTAAACAAATAGAATCTTTACTCTTAATGCACCAAGAAGAAATAGAAAAACAAAATAAGATAGTTGGTTGGATTAAACATTTCTTCAATATAACAGAAGAGGATTTGATTTAGAGGTGAAAAATGAGAATTACAATACTTTCTGACTCGCCATTTATTCCAACAGGATATCGCAATCAGGCTGTACAACTTGCAAAATATCTCAAAAAAAAAGGGCATGAAATCCACTATCTTGCAAATGCATTTTCTGGAATTACAATAGATTATGCCAAATTATTTGATGGTACAGAACTGGATTTTAAGATTTATGGAGAATTAGTGCATTCATACTTCCAAGGAACAATGAGCCAGCATTTGAAAGAGACAAATTCTGAAAGATTTTTTATTTTGCTTGATACATTCATGTTATTTCCATGGCTATTGAACATAGATTTCAACCCAGCAAAAAGTCTATTTTGGTTCCCATCAGACGGCGGCGGAGGAATGCCAAGGGGATGTGAGCAAATACTCAAGAAGATAGATAAGCCAATTGCGATGAGTAGATTCGCACAGAAGCAAGTAAAAGATTATTATGGGATTGATGTGATATATATCCCGCATGGAACTGAACCAGATAAATTCTATAAATTAACTGAAGAAGAAAGAAACAAATTAAGAGAAAAATGGGGATTTAAAGATAAGTTCGTGATAGGAGTAGTGGCCAGAAATCAACCCAGAAAAAATCTCGACAGGACAATCAAAGTGATGAGTTTATTGAAAGAGAAGATACCGAATGCCATCCTATTTTTGCATATGGATCCAAATGATCCAGCAGGGCAGATGTTTTATATGCCAAATTTGATACAAAAATACAATTGCGAAAACAGAGTGATTTTCTCAGGCATGCAGGCACACAAAGGATTCGAATGGAGCAGAATGAATGAAATATACAATCTGATGGATATTTTCTTATTGACAACAAGCGGAGAAGGATTTGGCATACCGATTATAGAAGCAATGAGTTGCGAAGTGCCGATTTTGGCAACAGATTACACCACCACACAGGAATTAATAAAGGACAATGAATGCGGACTGGGCATAAAATTATCAGGTACCGAAGAAATAGACTTATTCAAATTAGACTCAAAAGAATATGATAATAAACAAATAAATGGAACAATCACTGGAAGCTGGGAAGTAGAAAGGGGATTCTGCTCGATTGAAGATGCAGTCGAAAAGATAAAATTCCTGTATGACAATCCAGAAATAAGAAAGAAAATGGGATCAAACGGAAGAAAGGCAGTCTTATCAAAGTATGATTTTGAGAATATAATAGGACCTGCTTTGGAGAGGGAAATATGCAATTCATAATAACAGGAAATAGAGGATTGATAGGAAGTCACTTAAAGGAAAGACTGGAGAAAGAAGGACACAGATGCATTGCCACAATAGACAAAAGAGAAGGACAGGATATTAACTATTTGGCTTATGCAGAACCTGTCGAAGCAGACATAATGTTCCATTTCGGAGCCCAATGCAAGATAAACCAGGCAATCAAGAATCCTATAGTCCAGCATCTTAACAATGTTGATGGGACATTCAATGTCATGGAATTCTGCAGAAAAAACAACATTCCAAAAATAGTCTATGCAAGCTCCAGCAGAGTATTAAGCAAAGAGAGAAATCCCTATGTTGCAGGGAAATTATATGGGGAAGAACTTTGCAAGGCTTACCATGAATGCTATGGAATAAACTACATAATCATAAGGCCAAGCACAGTGTACGGACCATGCTATGATGAAACTGGAAGAGCATTGCACAATTTCATAGTCAACGCATTGAAAGGAGACAATTTAATTATATATGGGGACAAAAATAAGACTTTGGATTTCACTTACATAGACGACTTTATAGATGGAATCATGTTAAGCATGAAGAAATGGAATGAAGATTATAATATATCTGGAGAGGAACGCAAACTCATAGATGTGGCTATAAATATCATAGACAAAACGAACAGCAAGAGCAAAATAATATTGTTGCCGCCAGAAATAGCACAGCCACAACAAGTAAAAGTAGACACATCAAAATTACGAAAAATGGGATTCAAGCCAAAAATAGGAATTGAGGAAGGAATAGACCGAATGGTTAAATGGTATCAAGAGCATCCTGCAGCATGGAAATATTATGAAGGAAGTCAAGGGAGGATTTTTCATGGAAACCTTATCTAAACTCGTATGCGTTGTGATGGGACAGAATTGTGATAAATTCATAAAGATGTGTATACAAAGTATACACAATGCAGATGCAATAATCTATCTAGACGGAGGAAGCAAAGATAAAACTCTAGAAATAATCAAGGAATTCGGGAATGTACTGATCTTAGAGAATAAATGGGACAAGACCGACAAGGTCATGAATGGAAAGCAAAGAAATTTTTATTTAAATTATTTAAAAAATAACTTTCAAGGATGGTGGGCATTAGTTTTGGATGCAGATGAAATTGTGGAAAATTTAGACAAAGTCAAGGAATTCATCAATCAATCTCAAAATGAAGATTTTGGGGCATTGTGCGTCAAAATGAGACACTTTATAGGTTCGCTTGGTTGGGAAGATGCTTCAAGAGAAACTCATTATGTCCCAAACAGATTATTCAGAATAGACAAAGCAATAGATTACCCACTACATTCTCACCCTATTCTGAATACAGAAGGAATAGTAACTACAACAGAATGTACAACCATATTTCATTTGGGGCACTTGCCTATAGAATATATGATTTATATAGTAAACAGATCAAAGCAGCACAAAGAAGATTCAATAATTCATGATAGACAATTCCTTGACTGGTGGCAGAATGCACATCTATTTGGAAAATATCCAACTAAAGAAATAAATCCCAGAGAAGTGCCTAAATTAATTTATGAAGGATTAGGAATAGATTTTGATGAGATATATTCTAGTCAAGAACAAATAGAATTCAAACATCATCTAATGGTAAAAAGTTGGAATGATTATTTTAAGCCAAAAAGCGTATTAGACTTAGGATGCGGAAGAGGATGTTATCTCTATTATTGGAACTGGTTTGTGGAAGAGGCAATCGGATTGGAAATAAACAAATGGGCAATCAAGAATGCATTCGTGCCTAATATAAAAGAAGGAGATATCGCTCATGGATTTATACTTCCATTCACGCCAGAACTCACAACATGCATAGATGTGCTTGAGCATTTGAATGATAAAGATTTGAATTTGGCACTATCCAATCTCGCGCAATTGGAAGGAAAATTCATATTCTCGATTCCATTTATCGGGGATCCAAATCTTCAGGCAGACAAAACTCATAAACAATTCAAGACAAAAGAGGAATGGATCAAATTAATAGAAAGCCATGGAATAAAGATTAAAGAAACGCCAAAAGACTGGTTATTTCATGAACAAATAATTATAGGAGAAAAATGAAAAGAAAATACATGCCAACAATCGCCCAACTGATTGACAGGCTTTGCATAGTAACCCTCAAATCAATCAAGATTCCTGAAAACAAGAAGGAATATGAGAAAGAAGCAAAGGACATAATGCATGATATAAACATAACAATTCCAAAAGGAATGGGAGATATGGGCCAACTAATCAGGGCAATCCAAGTGAATGCAATAGCAAATGAGACGATTTGGACAAATGAAAGCAAAGCCAGGACAGGAGGAAGCGAGCAAGACAAATTATTAAAATTTACTCATTCAGTAAATGGAGTCAGAAACGCAGCAATGAATGTAATTAGTCAATTAATTGGAGAAAGAAAAGATTTGAAACTCGATTGTCTAGCAGCAGAATTGTGTAAAGAGAAAGGATACGATTTTTCAAGTATATTTTAAAATGGAAAAAGGAATATATAAGCATTCAAAAGAAGCAATAGAAAAGATGAAAAGGAATCATGCAGATTTTTCTGGAGAAAAGAATCCAAGATATAAAGGAGAAAGAGTAAGTAAATCAGGATTACATATTTTTAATTGCGTATTCAAAGAAAAACAATCTAAACTAAACTCGGATGGCAAATTACCCCAACCTTAAAAATGGTTAAGACAGCAGAAGCAATAGCAAAACAAATGAAAGATAAAGTCTGTTATTGTTGTGGAAGAACAAAGGAAATAACTATCCATCATTTAAGAGATATTCATATAAAAACAAAAAGTGGTAAAGGAATGTTTAATGGTTATATTTTATTATGTAGAGATTGTCATGATTTTGTTGAAGAAATAAATAATAAACATAAGTCATATCTTAAAAAACTAATAAAGGAGGTGGAAAATGAATGAACAAGACTTAATCAATTTTGAAAAGGACATAGCACAAAACTATTCAGAAGCAAAAATAAGAGGACCTGTTCACCTTTCAGGTGGAAACGAAGGACAATTAATTCAAATATTTGAAAAAATAAAAAAAGAAGATTGGGTATTTTCAACTCATAGGAATCATTATCATGCATTGCTTAAATCGAATGATCCTAAATGGCTTAAAGAACAAATATTCCTTAAAAGGAGTAGCCATATAAATTCAAGAAAACATAAATTTTTTACAAGTGCAATAGTAGGGGGAATATGCCCAATAGCCTTGGGAGTTGCTCTGGCTATAAAAAGAAATTGGGATAATAACATTAGATGTATAGATTTATCTTATATGAATTTAAAGAAAAAAATAATTGGAAAATGTATGGATATGCCTCATGTATGGTGTTTTGTAGGAGATATGGCAAGTGAGATGGGGATATTCCATGAATGCCTGAAATATGCAAGAGGACATAAATTACCAATCACTTATATAATAGAAGATAATGGATTTGGAGTTTATACTCCGACAAGCAAAGTATGGAAAGAAAGAACATTATTTCACGATCTAAAGAACCTGGATGGATATTTTTATAAGAGAATCTATCCTCATTATGGAATCGGGAAGTGGATATTATTTTAAAATGGATGAAACAAAACTGAAAATACAAGTGCATCATATAGGAGGAATAGGAGACTGCGGACCGGCAGAGCAAATGACAATGCTCAAGGATGATGTCAAGTGGACATTCTATGATGCAAGTGAGGAATCATTAGAAAAATGCAATATTGAGAATAAAGACGCAACCTTGATAAACAAAGCAATAGGTGGAGAAAACAATAAAGTCAAGTTTAATATAATGAAAAACAAATCAGCAAGCAGTGTATTAATGCCTGCAAAATCCGCAGAGGAATATGCAATCCCCGGAACAGATATATCCTGGGGAGAGCATACAGAAATTATAGGAACAGAGGAAATAGAGTTAAACAAACTTGACACATTAATTGAAAAAGGAGAAATATCCAAACCAGACTTTTTATCAATAGATGTCCAAGGTACGGAATTGGAAGTGATCAAAGGAATACAGGAAAATCTTAAGGATGTGCAGGGACTTGTATGCGAGGTCGAATTCTCTCAATTGTATGAAGGACAAGCACTTTTTCCAGAAATATTCAACAAAATGAAAGATAATGGATTCAGATTCTGCGCATTTTACAATATGCAGTATTTCCCTTCTCATACATTTGCAAAACAAGTAAGAGGATTCGGATTCCTTACAGTGGCAGAAGCACTATTCTTAAGGGAGCCAAAATTCGATGATTTAACGGCAGACAAAATTGTCAAATTATTTAAATTGTGCGCAATAGCAATATGCTTCAATCAAAGGGATTGGGCTCACTACATACTTGAGATAATGAGGCTCAAAGGAGTAAATATATGGGACTGCGACAAGGAAAATAAGTTCTTTTATATGAATAAATTAAAGGAGGCATATAGAATTCACACATGGAATATTTAGAAGAATGCAAAAAAGCAATGGAATGGTTAAGCCAAAAGAAAGATACAATCTTCATAGGACAAACTGTAGTGTATGAAGGAAGCCCAATGTATAGAAGTCTGATCGATGTGCCAATCAGTAAGAAAATAGAAATGCCAATCGCAGAAGATATGCAGATGGGAATAAGCATTGGACTGGCACTTGAAGGATTCATACCTATTTCAATCTATCCAAGAATAGACTTTTTATTGTGTGCTATCAACCAATTAATCAATCACCTTGACAAAGTAGAGGAAATGAGTCATGGGGAATTCAGACCAGGAGTAATAATTAGAACACAGATAGGAAACACAAAGCCACTATATCCAGGACCACAACATTGCGGAAATTATTATCAAGGATTAAAAGAACTATGCAAGAACATATTGGTAATCAAGATAGAAAAGGCAGAAAGCATAATAGAATGTTATGAATTAGCATATGCAAGAGCCCAGACAGGATCATCAACTTTATTAATAGAAACACCTCAAGGAGGGAGGAATCCAAACAAAAAATAAAATGGGAAGAACAAAACAAGACAAAGCAAGAATAAGCAAGCAGGAGCATGAAATAGTTTATTTGAGAAAAATTGCTAGAGAATATCTAAAGGAAACTCAAAATGGAGTTGGATGTGATATTCAAAGAAGATTAGCAAAAGCAGTATTAAAATTCACAAAGGGAAAATGCAAGGAGTAACAATCTGGAATGCTCAAATAGCCCATGAAGATGAGCGAAGAAGCATAATGCCTATATTTAATGGAGAATTTACAGCCAGGCAAATCAAGATACTGAGAGCAAAAAAGGGAAGCATACTGGGAAACCACTATCATCTATATTCAGAGATTAGGTACCTAATGAAAGGAGAAGTTTATTACTGGCTTTTGAACAAGAGAACAAGCGAAAAAATAGAGTTCATAATGCATGAGGGGGAAATAATGATGACGGGACCAGAGATAGTGCACACAGGGGAATTCATGAAAGATTCAATAATGATAGAAGGAACTGAGGATCCTTATATTTCAGCAGAAATAAATGATTACAAGGAGATATTAAAATAATTATAAATTTTATTACAGGAATAGGTGGATTTGTAGCTTCGCATTTGGCAGAATATTTATTGTCTAAAGGCGAAAAAGTTATAGGTACATACCGATGGAATGAAGACTTGACAAGACTAAAAAAATTCAATAAAAATGAAATAGTATTCATTCCGATGGATCTAAACGATTTGTCTAGTTGCATCAGAGCAATTAAAAATACAAAGCCAGACTATATATTTCATTTGGCAGCACAATCTTATGTACCAGACAGTTTCATTTATCCAGAGGAAACCATAAGAACAAACACAATAGGAACCCTGAACTTGCTAGAAGCGGTAAGAATAGTCAGAGAAGATCTAAGCCGCACAAACGAATACGGAATAATCTATGATACAGAAGAGCCAGAAATAGGAAAAATAAAAAATATATGCAACAAGGAGACTGGGGAAACATTGAATTTAATCAATGTGCAAGCATCAGGAAGATTTGATCCAGTTATTCATGTATGCAGCAGTTCGGAAGTATATGGACTTGTCAAAAAAGAGGATATACCTATCAAGGAAAGCCAACCATTTAATCCATCAAATCCTTACGCAATAGGAAAAGTAGGGGAAGATATGGTAGGACTAATGTACTGGACAAATTATGGAATAAAAACAATCAGGACTCGAATGTTCACCCATACAGGACCAGGTAGAACCATGATGAGCGCAGAATGTAACTTTGCTAGGCAGATTGTTAAATTAGAAAAGAGACATAGCAATCTATGCAAAGGAGAGATAGAACCAATAAAACATGGGAATTTAGATTCAATAAGGACTTGGGCGGATGTTAGAGATGCAGTAAGAGCATATTGGTTGTTGGTTAGAAAATGTAAACCAGGAGAAGTTTATAACATTGGAGGTAATACAACAAAAACAATTGGGGAGATGCTGGATTATTTGATAAGTATAAGCACAATATCTGGGCATTTATGGAAACAATTGGATCCAACCTTATTAAGATCATACGATGTGACGCTTCAAATCCCGGATTGCTCAAAATTCATAAATGAAACAGGATGGAAACCAGAATATAAATTCGAGCAAACAATGCTGGACCTTCTAGATTGGTGGAGGCAAAACATATGAGAGCAAATTTTATAATTTTAAGTTGGAAATATTGGGAACAACCATTAAGAGCCCAACCATTAACCCAAATGTATCTGGCCACAATACTGGAAGAAAGAGGAGTTTCAATAAAATTCACAGACTTTAGGGATGGACCAAAGAAGCCAGAGGATGCAGATATTTATTTCTACACAGTGGCATCTCCAGACTTCGAGGAAGTGAAAGAAATAGTTGCAAACATAAGAAAGACTTCAAAATCTCCGCATATTGCGGGCGGAGCTCACCCAAACATATTTCCTCAGGAATCATTAGAGATTTTTGATTCGATAGTTCTGGGCAGAGGAGAGGAATCAATTGTGCAAGTAACAAAAGACATCTTAAACAATAAACTCAAAAAAACATATGACATGCCTGCAAATGGAGAATATCCCTTTCCAAAAAGACATTTTTTACCAAAAGAAAAGATAATAACAAGTTTATTCAAAACAGAAAACATTCCAAGCACAACTGTATTATTCTCCCATGGATGCCCATATTATTGCAGTTTCTGCGCCAATTACAACCGAATGCCCATCCAAAGAAGGTCCATAGAAAGCATATCAAACGAGCTAGATTACCTCAAAAAAGAATATGGATTAAAGGGAGTAAGTCTTCAGGATGAAATATGTTTTCCAAGCAATCCTAATGAATTCTTCAATTTTATGAATTTAATGAAATCAAAGGATATATTATGGAGAGGGCAAGCCAGGGCAGGAATAAACGAAGCAGACATACAAGAGGCATCAAAATCCAATTGTTTGGAATTATCAATAGGCCTTGAGAGTGTGGACCAGAATGTATTAAACATAGCCAGAAAAGGAATAAAAGTAGAAATGGCCAGGCAGACAATGGATTACTGCAAAAAGTACGGAATCAAAGTGAGATTATATCTGCTTAATGGTCTTCCAGGAGAGCCAAAAGATATTGTAGAACGAACAAAGCAATTCATAAATGAAACAAATCCAGATGTAGTTTTATTAAGCACATTGCAGCCATATCCTGGATGCGACATATATAACAACCCAAAAAAATATGGGATCAAATGGATAGACAAGGATTTCACAAAATACAATCATCTAAGATGCAGATTCGCAGACTCAAAAGATAAAATAGAGGAAGCAGTGCCATTTGAATATGTGAAAGGAAGAGGATTCACAAGGAAACAAATAATGAGTAATCTGATAGAAATGCAAACATTCCTAAGGGAAAGAGGATTGAACAAATGAAAATATTAAATCTTTATGCAGGAATAGGTGGAAATAGAAAGTTATGGACCGGACACGAAATCATAGCAGTAGAAAATATCCCAGAGATAGCAAAAATATATCAAGAATTCTTCCCAGAAGATAAGATTATAATTGCGGATGCACATCAATTCTTATTAGAGCATTTTCAAAAGTTTGATTTTATATGGAGCAGTCCGCCTTGTCAAAGTCATTCAGGAACAAACAATTTTTTGAAAGGTCAAGGAATATTCAGATTTCCAGATATGAAATTATATGAAGAAATCATTTTTTTAAAGCATTTTTTCAAAGGAAAGTGGGTAGTAGAAAATGTCAAACCTTACTACAAGCCACTGATTGAACCACAAAGAATAGGAAGACATTGCTTCTGGGCAAATTTTAAAATAGAACCCATAAAAATTGATTATCAAATAGGCACAATGAATAGACAAGCAAGCAAAGAGAAACAAAGGAAAGCAATAATAAGAGAAGCACAAATCCCAGAATTAATAGATTTGCATGGACTAAACAATTTAAAAATTAAATTAAAAAACAAAAGACAAATATTAAGGAATTGTGTATTGCCAAAAATAGGAGAACATATATTAAAATGTGCAAGCATCAAATGATACCCTTAATTGTTATTCCAGTCTATAATGACTTAAAATACTTCCAAATGGCAGTGGAAAGCATCTTTAAATCCACAGAGCAGCCATTCACTTTGATTATCATAGAAAGCGAGAGCACAGATGGAAGCGCAGAATACACAGACAAACTGAAAGAGATATATCCAGGCAAGGACATAGAGATAATCCACACAAAAAAGGAAGGGCCAATGAAGGCGATGAATCTCGGATTTAAATTGGCTTTGGAAAGAAAGAAAGACATATACTTCACACAGACAGATGTAATCCATACCGGAATGTTTGACAGGGACTGGCTGATGGAATATGAGGCAATTGGAAAGATGCCTGATTGTGGGATTGCAACTTGCTGGGGAGGAGGAGGAACAGCATGCGACAATTATGTGAACAATTTTCAATGGGTAGGTGGATGGAGCACATACATACCATATAAGACTATTGAGAAATTAGGAGGATATGATGAGAACTTCGAAATAGGATGGGGAGCAGACATAGAATATTCATGGAGAATTATAAATGCAGGGCTAAGAATTTATAGGATAGATTATTGGGTGTATCATCATCGTAGAACGCCACATCTAAATGACATGAATGAAGAGATAAAAAGAATAGACAAACAAAATTCTGCCTATTTCAGGAGGAAATATAATATATGAAAGTCACATTAATCAATCCGCCAAGTCCATTTCTATTAGATGAAAGAGTATTTCCTTATCTGGGAATACTTTCAGTAGCAACATCTTGGAAACACAGAGGAATGGATGTAGAGATAATGGACTTAAATGGAATCAAAAATTGGAAAAAAGAAATCAAATCAATAGAAAGCAAATTAGTTGGAATATCATCCACATCAGCACAATTCAAATATGCATACGAAATCAACAGGATTTTAAAAAGAAGAGGCAAAACAACATTCATAGGAGGACCGCATGCAACAGCAATCTATTCATTGAGGGACAAAGGAATAACAGATATCAATACCCAAAGACTGGAGGAATTTGACATGATCATAGCCGGAGACGGAGAAAACGCATCATTAACCGGAAAGAAATGGACAAAGACAGAATTGATTGATATAAACAAATTGCCAATCCCAGACAGAAGAATGATAAATATAAAGTCATACAAATATCAGATAGATGGAAGAGACGCAACAATCATAATGACCCAAAGAGGTTGTCCATTCAGGTGTGAATTCTGCTGTGGAAGGGACATAGAAATGTACAGCATTCCTAGGCAAAGGGATCCTAAAGATGTTGTGAAGGAAATGGACTATCTCCATGATGAGTTTGGATTTTCCGCATTTATGTGGTTTGATGATGAAATAAATATAAATTCGCACAGATTGACAGAATTGGCAAAGTTGCTCAAAGACAGGGACTACAAACATAGGGGATTTGTCAGAAGTGACTTATTAGTAAAGCATCCGAAAGTCATAGACCATCTAGTAGAAGCGGGATTTGTGGAATTGTGCAGCGGAATAGAAAGTGGATCAGATAGAATACTCAGAATAATCAACAAAGGAACAACCAATCAAATAAATATACAGGCCGCAAGAATGATCCAAGAACATGGAATGAAATATAAGGCATTCACTATATTAGGGCACCCATCCGAAACATATGAAGATGTAATGATGACCAAGCGATTTATTCAGGAAATAAAGCCAGATTCATTTGATGTGACAATATTAACTCCCTATCCTGGAAGCAGGATCTATGATTGTGCAGAGCCATCAAATAAGTTTAGAGTATATAGATTTGAATATAAGGGATTATACTTCAACATGCCAGACTTCTCAAGGCATGAAGTATTCTACAAAGGACAAGGAGCTCACCCATGCTTTTCCAGAACAGAAGAATTAAATTCAACAGACCTATTGAATCTGAGAGAGGAGCTATTAAAATGCATATAGATATAATGGTAGTAAGCATAGACAGGCCAACTGAAATCGCACTTTTACTTCAAAGCCTTAGAACTCAGACACATAAAGAATGGGATCTTTATATCATGGATGACCGATCAGGAGTACCTTACCCAAACCATCATTTCATAATATCACTGATCAATAGAATAAAACTGGAAGGGCACCATGTAACGGTCTGGAGGAATGACATAAGATATGGAGTGACTAAATTAAGGCAAAAAGTGGTAGACAAGATCATGGAAGAAGGAAAAGGTGAAGCAATACTTAGGCTTGATGATGACAATATATTAGAGCCAGATTATATTGAAAGATTAGTGAATGTACTAAACCAAGGATATGATATTGCAAGCGGACTGGTGCCTCATATAGCAATTCCATTTATCAAAAGGGAAACTCGATTTGTAAAGCCATTCATAGCAGACATAATATTAAATGAAGATGGATCAATAAAAAGCTTTGGAGACGACTGCGGATGTGAATATATCGAAAAAGAAATTATACCAAGTCCTCACTTTAGAAGTATGGCATTAATCAGGAAGAAAGTCCATGAGAAAGTCAAATATGAGGACAATCTCGGATTCTGCAGCTTCAGGGAAGAGGAATTCTTTAGTTTCAAGGCAATTATAGAGGGATTCAAAATTGGAGTGGATACAGGAGCAATCGCATATCATTTGTGCACACCTAGTGGAGGCGAAAGAACCCCAGAATTTCAGAATAACCTGCAATATAACCATAATCGATTAAATGAATTTACAAAGGAATTATTTAAAAAGCATGGAGATTTCATAAGTAAATACAAGGAGCAATTCAAATGAGGGATATAAAGATGAATAAATATTTTCCAACAGGCAAATCTATTCATTCACAAATTAAACATAGAAAAAGAAATTTAAGAAATTGTAAAGCAATATGTGATAATTGTAAAATAATAAGCAGAACAAGACATATGCATTTTGTTAAAGGAGAATATTGGTGTTATAATTGTTATCAAAAGACTAAAGGATGTAGAATAAATATGGGAACATTTACTATCCAACAAAAAGCAGAATCAATATTAAGAAAATTACAAGATATAGATGATAATAAAATTAGAAAAGTTAGGGGACCCTATGGATATAGGTCACAATATAGTATTAATGTTCCTTCTTGTTATAAAAATAAATTTGTGAGAATTATTGTTATGGGGGAATTCAAATGCCACGAGACATAAAGCAAATATTGAAAGGGGAATTCCCTGGAGAAGACAAGCCAATAACAGAAAGGAAATGTTTAAATTGCGGATATATAAGAAGATATGGAACAAAATGCCCAATGTGCGGAGAAATAAAAAGCGAGGCAGTCAAATGAAATTCACAATAGTTGGCTCAATTTTTGACAGCAGCGGATATTCAATCCACACAAGAGAACTTTTCAAGGCACTTTCAAACATAGCAGATGTAAGACTCGAAATCCCATTAATCCCTAACTGGAATAGATTAATCACCGACAAGGAGCTTGAAGCAATCAAGAAGCCAGATGACAAGGACAGGATAAGAATAATAATCACAAGTCCGCTTTATTGGAAACTTAACACAACAACAGGCAGAAACTGGGCATATATGATTTGGGAGGGAAATAAAGTGCCTAAATGCTTTATAGAGGAATGCCTGAATCCAGACATAGAATATATACTTTGCCCGAGCAATCACACAAAGCAAGCAATATTAAACACATCTTCTGAAAAGGATACTGAAATTGAATTATTAAACAAGAAAATAAGAATAATCCATCACGGAGTGGATCTTAATCTATTCTATCCAAAAGAAAAGCCAAACAAATGCATATTTATAGCAAACAAAGGATTAAGAGGGCCAGAAGATAGAGGCGGACTTCAATACTTAATTAAAGCATTTATAGAAGAATTTACAGAAGAAGATGTGGAATTGATTATTAAAATAAACCCTGCATACGGGATAATAGACATAAACAATTTAATGATGCAGATGCAGATCCCAGCAAAGAAATATCCAAAGATAACAATCAATAATCAACTGATGAATTATGAGGAATTGGTAAAATTCTATAACCAAGGGACAGTTTTCGTAAGTCCAACAAGAGCAGAAAGTTTTAACATTCCATGCTTGGAAGCAATGGCATGCGGCTTGCCAGTTTTAACTACAAACTTTGGAGGGCAAACAGATTTTGTGAATGAAGAAAATGGATGGCTGATCGGCGGAGAAATGACAGAAGTCAAATGGGATTTAATGTACGAAGGGATTTCTTGGTTAATTCCATATTATCAAGATTTGAGAAAAATGTTAAGATGGATTTTTGAACATACTGAAGGCGTTAATAAGAAGAGCCAAAAAGCGTTAGAGACAGCCAAACAATTTACATGGGAAAACAGTGCCAAAAAGTTGATTGATTTAATATAATATGACTTTTTTTGATTAATGTATCTAAGAAGAATTAAAAATAGAAAGATTTATAAACTACTATTAATTAATTAATGTATGAAATTTAGATGGTATTGGATAATAGGAATAATTCTTGCATGCTTAATAATCGGAATTTTTATTGGAATATATTTTAAATCAGAACAGAAAACAAATTGCCCTCAGCAAAATTTAGAAATAACTAAAGAAAAATATTGTAAATGGATTGAATTTGCAGATGTACAAGAAAACTTAATTATAGCCCAAAGAAATTTATTAGAATCATATGGTGTGCCGATTGTATCAAATGACAAATGGATAACTCTTGCAGAAGAAATGGAGAAATGCAAATGAAAAACAGAATAAATCCTGAGGAAAAAATAGTCCAACGAAGCATAGGATTCAAGTTCAGGCAAATCAGGTTTTTTAACCAATACCTAGAATTCAAGCCAGACGAATTCTGCAGGCAGGCAATTGATGCTCAAATAGAAATGATAGATAAAAAATTCTTAAAAGAGAAAAATGAGGAAGTTAACGAAAGAAGAGAAAGAACTGACATGTAGGAATCTTGAAAACCAGAAATCAGAAATAAGAACCCTTCAAGAAAATCTGAAATACAACCAAGCAATAATAGAGCAGCAAAGAATAAACAGGGAATTTGAAGACAGATGGAAACCTTATCTGAGACATAACAAAGACCTAACAGACAAAAAGACAATTAACTTAATAAAGAGTGAGATAGAGAATCGGAATGAAATAATCAAAATAGCGGAAAAGCAAATAAAGGAAGGAGTGGAAGAAAAGAAGAAAAGAGACTAAGTGGAGTATGATAAACAAAAGATTGAAAGGAGGGAAAAATGGAAAAGCAAAACATCATAGACAAACTGAAGAAGCGTAAGGAACAACTTGAGAAATCAATAGAAGAGATAGAAGTGATATTAACATTATTTGACGAGCAGACCACATTATAATGGACGAATCACCAATAATCAGAAGCCCAACTGAGGACGAGCGAAGAGATTTCATACCTTTAGTGGATCCAAAAAAGAGAGTTAAAAATACAAAGGAACTATTCGAGGATGAGATAGCCAAACAAGGCCAGGAGGCAGCAAAAAAGAAGTTGCCATTCGCCGAAAGGGCGGCACGGAACGACTTCAATGATTACTACAGAAATATAACCCAGCAACACGTTAGAAAATACGGATATGTCAAGCCGGAAGAAATCAAGCCAATCAAGATGGACTGGGCAAAGTACAGCGACCTTAAGAACTTCGAAGTACTGGCAGAAGGAGAGAGATTTGACGAACACTTGACAAAAGTCAATCCAGGATTATCAGTAATGATCAAATGGATAAGGTACAAATACAAGGACTACGAAAACATGTATGAAGTTCACGAAGACGGACCAAGTGCGATAAACAGGGCTAGAAAAGCAAGGGAATAATGGTACTCGAAATAGAGTATATTCCTATCTCAGAAATAATTCCTTATGATAAGAATCCTCGAAAGAATGATCAAGCAGTGGATATAGTCGCAAAAAGCATTAAGGAATTCGGATTCAAAGTGCCAATAATTCTGGATAAGAATAATGTAATTATAGCAGGTCATACAAGAGTCAAAGCAGCAATCAAACTTGGACTGACAGAAGTGCCAGTAATCTGGGCAGACGATCTAACAGAAGAACAAGTCAAAGCATTTAGATTAATGGATAATAAATCGATTGAATATGCAAGTTGGGATTGGGATTTATTAAAAGAAGAATTAAAAGGATTACAAACAATTAATTTTGATTTAAATTTAACTGGATTTGATGAAGCAGAACTTAACCAACTAATCAAATTAGGAAGAGATGACGAATTCAATGTTAATAAAGAACTTGAAGAAGCTATGAATAGAAAATCAGAATTATGCAAAGAAGGAGATATTTGGCAATTAGGAGAACATAAATTAATTATTGGAGATTGCACAAAAAAAGAGAATTGGGAAAAATTATTAAATAATGAAAAATGGGATTTTATGTTTACAGATCCACCTTATAGATTAGCTTATACTAAAAATCAAAGATTCAAAGGATATGTTAAAACCAAAAAAGGATTCGGATTCAGGGGACAACATTATTATTTAGGAGTAGAAAAAAGAGGAGGTGTTCCAGAATACAATGAATGGTTATCTATTGCAAAAGATTATCAAAATCCACAAGGATTTAATATTATAATTTATGAAAATTGGAAAAATTGTAAAGATTTATGGATTGCGATGGAAAAATATTGGAAGATACATAACATGATTATCTGGCATTGTGCAGGCAGAACCCAAGGATTTTCAAGAAAAGGATTATTTTATAATAAATATGATATTGCTCTTTTCGCAGGAGAAAAAGAATTGAATGAAGAATTTGAACAAGAATTTGAAGACTATTTAAAAGAGAATGAAGAAAGATTTTTCAATACTTATCAAATTGGAATATATGCAGCACAAAAAGATTTTGCTTTTAATAGAGAAAAAAAGATAGATACTTTAAAAGTAACAGATCATATAAGTTGGAATGTAGATTATAACAATCCACAAGGATTAATCTTTGGAACAAAACCAATTCCTATTCTTATTCCTTATATGAAATTATTATCAAATCAAGGAGAAATTATAATAGAACCTTTTGCAGGTGCTGGAAGTACACTAATTGCCTGTGAAATATTAAACAGAAAATGCAGAGCAATAGAAATAGAACCATTATATGCTGAGATAATAATAAAACGATGGGAGAAACTAACCAACAAAATAGCAGTGAAATTGTAGTTCCTTTAATTGAAACTACGAAATCCGACAAAAAAAAGAAAAAAGGATTGAATCCAAAGAAAAAGCTAATGATAGATGCAATCAAAAGCCAATTAGGAAATATTAGTTTAGCCTGCAAACAAATAGGAATCCACAGAGACACACATTATGATTGGCTTAAAAATGATCTTTTATACAAACAAACTTATGATCAAATAGATGAATTTGTAGTAGACTTCGCAGAAAATGCCTTAATGAAGCAAATAGATAATGGAAACATAACAGCAATTATATTCTTCTTAAAATGCAGAGCCAGGCATAAAGGATACATCGAAAAGCAGGAAATAGATCATATTAGTTCTGATGGAATCAAGTTTATAATTGAGAGGCAAAATGAGAGAGTTTCTCCTAAAGCTGAGCCCTAAGCAAGAAGAGGCATTCAACATACTCCTGGATAATCAGACAACAGAGTTATTCTATGGAGGAGGCGCAGGTGGAGGCAAAAGTTATCTAGGTTGTGTTTGGCTAGTATTCTGCTGTTACAGATATCCTGGAAGTAGATGGCTTATGGGAAGAGCAAGGCTTAAAACCTTGAAGGAAAGCACGCTTTTAACATTATTTCATGTATTTAAAATACTCGGAATCAAAAAGAATGAATGGGCATATCATCCAATTGAAGGAGTTATCCGTTTCACAAATGGATCAGACATTTATCTTAAAGACTTATTTTGTTATCCTGCAGACCCTGAATTTGATAGCCTTGGAAGCACAGAATACACAGGAGAATTCATAGATGAAATATCAGAATTAACAGAGAAGGCCAAGAACATAGCCATGTCAAGGATAAGGTATAAGCTTGACGAGTTCGGAGTGATACCTAAATTGCTTATGGCCTCTAATCCTGCAAAGAACTTCGCATACCGGGAATTCTGGAAACCATGGAAAGAAGGAACACTTCCAAATTTCAGGAAATTCGTACCGGCGCTTGTCCAAGACAATCCATTCATAAGCGAACACTATAGAGAAAATCTGCTCAAGCTTGACAAGAATTCTAGGGAAAGACTGCTATATGGAAACTGGAACTATGATGATGACCCAAGCAGACTATTCGAGTATGATAAGATAAACGACATATTCACGATAGGATCAACAGGGCAAGGACAAAGATACATCTCGGCAGACATAGCCAGATTCGGGTCGGACAAGACCATAATCATTAGATGGACTGGACTAGGAATAGATGAGATAAAAATAAGGGAAAAATTATCAACTAAGGAAGTTGCGGAATTGATAGGCCACATCGCTCAATTGAACCAAATCCCAAGGAGTAATATAGTGATAGACGAGGATGGAATAGGCGGAGGGGTAGTCGACCAAATGAAGGGAGTTCATGGATTTATCAACAATTCAAGACCAATCGAAATTAAAAAGGAACAAAATCCAACAGGATTCTATACATTGCCTCCAAAGCACAACTTCTCCAATCTCAAGACACAATGCTACTTTAAACTTGCGGGATATATAAACGAAGGAAAAATAAGTTACAATACAGGAGACATAAAAATAAAGGAAATGATAGTCGAGGACTTGGAGCAAATAAAGGTCAAGGACATAGACAAAGACGGAAAGATAGCAATAATCCCCAAAGAGGATATAATTGAAAGCCTAGGACACTCACCGGATGTAGGGGATGCAATGATGATGAGAATGTATTTTGAACTTTTGGTAAAATGCAGACCTTACATGAGTATCAAATAGATAGTATATACTAAATCAATCAACTTATTTAAAGACAAGAAAAATAATCTTTTAATGAAGAAAGAAATCAAGAAAGTCAAAGGATATATTTCTGTAACAGAGGAAATGAAAACCCTCTATTTAAAAGAGGAATTCAAAGGACAAGTGACAGACATTCCTATCAGATTCCCAAAGGATCTTGGAACAGAACATCCATTTAAGTTTGAGGACGCTGAAAATGTATTTAAAAAAGTAGGGCTTATCAACGGAATAATCAACAAATTTGCAGACAACATAATTGGCGAATTCTCAGTAAAAGTAAAGAACCCAAACTCACAAGGGATTATAGACGGACTAACACATGACGCCAGTTTCAAGCCAACCATCAGGGAATGGGTAGTCGAAGGATTATCGAAAGGAAGTGGATTCATAGACTTGACAGCATTGCAAGAAAACAAAATAAAATGCTTGAATGCAAATAATATGTATATCAAGAGGGACACAAAGGGAAATGTCAAGAAATTTAATCAATATCTTGGGAACATAACAACATTCAACCCGGAGAGCAGAAAACTTACTCCATTTGAGCCAAATGAAATCGCATACTTGCCAATAAACAGAATAAGCGGTGAAGCATATGGGATGGGGCTAATTATACCTAACGAGAGAGTGATAGAGAACCTAGTGGGAGGGGAACAGAATTACCACAAACTGCTTGAAAGAAAGGCTGGAGCGCCAATCCATGCGAAATTGGGACAACCAGGAGAAGCAGTTGATCCTTTGGATGTGGATGCAATGGCGAATAATTTAAAATTCATGAACAATAGGACTGAATGGGCAACAGATGGAAATGTGGAGTTCAAACTAATCGACTTTGGACTATTGGGTGACAGTCTGACAAAAGGGCTTGAATATGACTTCCATCAACTGATTGCAGGTATGCAAACTCCTGAGGTATTGTTAGGATCAGGCCAACTTAACGAAGGAATAGGAAATGTCCAACAGGAAGGACTGCAAAGAACAATAGCAGCACTTCAAGATGAGATAGAAGGCATCATTGAAGAGAAGATATTAAGGCCACTTTTAAATGCGAATGACTTGGACGAAACCATAGAATTTGTATGGAACCTTCCAAGCGAGACTGAAATAAACAACAGGATAGACAGGATCAGCAAGTTGCTCGAGAGTTTCAACATATCTGAAAATATGAAGAGAATGCTTCAATTGGAACTGGCTAAATTATTGAATATAGAAGGAGCAGAGGAATTCCTTATCGAGCCGGAAGTAGGTGTAGACGAAGAGGAAGTAGACATGGAAAAGGCAGTCCAGAAAGCAAACCTGGATGGAAGGAAAGCTGAAACAGCCAAGAAGGAAAGTCCGGAAGCAAAGAAAGAGTCAAAGATACCTCAACCAGAAGTACCAGGAGCAAAACCGGGAGCAAAAGAAAGTATAGACATATGTACTGATATGAGTATGGTAAGTACCCATATACACGAACAAGATGCAATGATACGAAGCGGAGATATAAGTGTCAGGGAATTCATAAACCTTAAAGAAATAAAAGGATTCAACTATTCAGACTATCTGATAGCAATCTTGAAAAGACTGAGAATAGACAAATTTGAAGACCTTGCAGCAATGAATGAATCAGATATAGAAATGGGATTGCTGGATGAGAATGACATAAAGAAACTCAGAATTATATTAAAGAATGGATTCAGAAGAAATAAGTCAATCAGGCAAATAGAGAATGAGGTAAAAAATAATATAAGTTTGAAAGACAGATTTGATGAGGAAGGAAAACTGCAATTGACAGCAAATGAGAGACCAAGCATAATCACTAGAACCGAAACAGTCAGAATCGCAAACACGGGTTTATTAGACACTTTCAAAGACAATGGAATCAAAAAGGTTAGATGGCTTGCTGCATTGTCTGAAAGAACATGCCCTGAATGTGAGAGCATGAACGCCCAAGTATTTCAATTAAATGAGAGTTACGGAAAGATCCCCTTGCATCCAAATTGCAGATGTTCTTTCATATCAGTAGATTAAAAATGGTAACAATAACAGATGCAAACATGCCTGTATGCGAGAAATGCGGAGAAAGGGCAATAACCCTTATAAGTAAGATGTGGCTATGCGGGAAATGCATGTTAGAACTACAAGAAAAATTAAACAAATTAAAAAAGAAAATATTACTGGAGGAATAATGCCAATCAAATTAGACAAAACAACTAGGCAAAGAGTACAATTCGCAAAGCATTGCGGAGATATAGAATATGATCTAGTCGGAGATAGTGCGATCATAAATGAAAGTGTGCCTATAATAGGACCTTGGGCAGACCATACTGGAACAGGAGGACCTCCAAGCAAGCAACAGCAAATGTTCGGTGGGATAACAAACCAATTCTTCGGGCAAGATATCGCAATCGAGGGAGCAAAACTTGGAAACTTAAACGAGGTAGGGGAAAACTCAGATTTATTCAGAAGAAGAAGAATCAGGAGGACAATAGATGTCAAAGATATTCAATAACGAGAAAGAGGAGAAAATTATATTGAACACAGGAGAAGGCCAAGTCTCATTCAAAACAGATAAATTTACTGGAAAATTAGATGGTATAATCATTGATTCCCCAGAAAAAATATCAATAATAATAGAGAGTGAACTAGGATATCTTATTCTTAAAAGAGCTGATTTATTCGGAATAAATTATCTTTCTATCAGAAATCACACAACAACACCAGAAGAACGTGTATTGGACTATCCTGATTTTGATGAGTTTTTATTGAATGAATCCTTAATTATCACTGTAATGGGCAACAAAAACAAAGATGTGCAGTTAATTTTTAGATTTTCTTAAAGTATATACCTAATTTCTCAATATATTTAAATTAAGTAAATTACCTATTTATGATTAAAAATGCCAGCAGAATTTGAAAAGATGCGAAAAGAGATTAAAAAAGGAATTCTTAAGGATAATCCAAATATGTCTGATGAGGATGCAGAAAAAAGAAGTTATGCAATTGCAACGACTCAATGGAAGAAATCGCACAGCGGAAAAGGACCTTCTGAATCAGCAATAATAAAATTCAATTATAGCATTCCTATCGAGGAATTTGCCACAGTCGAAAGCGATTTCATAATTGCAGGGACCGCTATTAACGCCACAATCACATCAAATAATCACAAATTTCTGCCAGAAGTATTACAGGAATCAGCCAAGACATTGATGGGAGTTCCATTATTGATAGACCACAAGAATGAAGTCGAGGCAATCAAAGGAAGAGTATTCTATGCCGAATATGATGATATAAACCAGAAAATACCCTTCAAGGCTAAAGTCATGGATAGTACAATCAAGATGATGATCAAAGATGGAAGATTAAATAGTGTTAGCGTTGGGGCGAGTGTGGATCCAAAGAATATCAAAGAAGATAAGGACGGAACTCTAATTCCAACAAATATCACATTCAAGGAATTGAGTCTTGTAGCAGTTCCTGCAGATCAAGGGGCAACATTTGGAATAGCAATGAAAGAAGCATACAAATTATTCAAAGAGAATGACACTGAAGATGACATTGAGAATGACATTGAAAATGCAACTGAAGAAAAAATGAATGATCAAAATCATAAAATAATTGAAAGGAGGGAGAACATGAGTGAGCAAAAAGCAGAAATAGTCGAAGAAAAAATTGAAGTTAAGACAGAAATAAAAGAAATAACAGAAGATGCAAAACTTGATGAGGAAATAAAAAATCTTAAGTTAGCACTCAAAAAACAAGAAATTGAAACTCTTAAGGAAAAACTTAAGAAAACAGAAATCAAGAAAGAAGAGAAAGCTGAAATTGAGGAAGAGGAACCAATATCAGGATACAAACTTATTCAAGGTGTCGGAAGCCTCAAAGGAGGATCAGTCACTATGATTAAGAATAACTATAAATCTCGATTACCAATATGACAAGCGCAAATGAATCAGGAGCAGTATGTCTATTTGATGGAGAATGCCCAAGAATAATAACATTCAAAGCCAGAGAAGACATCAGTGGAGCATGCTTTGTAATACTTAGCGGAGTATCTATTGCCACAGCAGGCATAGGACCAAGTGATGAGACATGGACTGCAAGTGACTTTGAAGGAGCATATGTACAGCCAAATAGTGTTAGTTCAGGAGTAAGTCAAATCAATGGAATATCTCTTGGAAATGTATCAAGTGGAGCATATGGAACCTTAGCAATGAGGGGAGCCTATATTGTAAAAGCAGCAGGATCAGTATTCGAAGGGACATTAGTTGAAGCACTATCTTGCAGCGGAATACAATCCTTATCCAGTGGAAATGTAGCATATGGAGTTCAAACAAATCTTCAATTTGGAAAAGCAATCGGAAGAGCAATGGGACAGGGAATAGTCGGAAGTTACTGCATCATTCATCTCAACATATAATGGCATTCAATAGAATACAGGAGTATATTGGGACATCGGATGCAACAGCAGGAACCTTATTGATACCTCAATTAATCATGCCTACCTTGATATCAGCAGTCGAGAAGACTCTTTTACCAAGAGAAATGGCATCAGTAGTATGGGGTCCAACACAGATCCAAGGAAGTTCTTTTTCAATCAATCTTGAAAGTCCGGATTCAATCCGAATAACACAAGTAGGAGAAGGAGCAGAAATTCCAATGGATAACTTAGATTTCACAAGTATCACATATACACCAATCAAATTCGGAATCGCAATCAGAATAACCAGAGAAATGATGGAAGATAGCCAATTTCCATTATTTAACTTGAATATTGCGGCAGCAGGAACCAAATTCGGAGAGAATGAGACAAGCCTCATTTTGACAGCATTTAACGGAGCAAATACTACAATCACAGGCGGAGCAGCAGCAACAATCGCTAATATCACAGCAGCAACGTTGGCCGTTAGAAACCAATCTTACAAATCTACAGATCTAGTTATGGGAGATGAGTTCCTTAGTGATTTACAGAATATAGACACATTCGTAGAAGCAGACAAGGCAGGCAACACAGAAATGATGCAAAGGGGTTTTGTAGGAACAATCTACGCAATGACTTGCGCAAGATTCGATACCAATGCAGCACCAAGCACAACATACGCAAAGTATGCATATGTGTTTGATAGAAGCCAGGCATACGGAATCGCAATCAAAAGAGATTTAACAGTAGAGAATTTTGACATGCCTACATATGACATGTCAGGAGCAGTATTGACACAAAGAATTGATGTAAAACTTCACAGGTCTAAGGCTATTTGTAAGATAACGACAACTTAAATTTTAATTTTTTTTATTTTTTTATCCTTATGTTTTTTATTTAGAAGGATTCATATTCAATTAAATCAAGGAGGTAAAACAAAATCGCAGATAGTACAACAACAGGAAGTATAGTATATGGATTAATTCCAGGATTGGCTCAGGGAATGTGCTATAGTGGAACATATGCAACATTTCAACCTAGACTAATAATCGTCACGAGATCACCTCAATTCTGTGTTACATCAATCACAGGAAGCGATATAGCATACGACATATCTACAGGCAGTTTCCTTATAGGAGACAAAACCAACGGACCAGGTGGATCTGTATGGAATGCACTTAAAACAGTTTAAAATGGCGGCTGAACTCTTTCAAACAAATGTAGGCAGTGGCACTACAAGAATATCAATTTCTGGAACACAATTTAGTACCCTAGCAAGCGGAACAGCAATAGCTATGGTATTACTTATGGCTATGAGTGGATTGGCAGTAATTCCTGTAAGATGTGACAGTGCAGGTAGAATAGGTTCAATGACCTAATCATATTCATGACAACTGATAATATAGGCAGTATAGCCACATTTATAATTGAAAGTTTCAATAACATACCTACGGGTGTAAGCGGCAATATGGTGGAGATAGTTGATATGGCTAGACAACATGTAGCCAACTATTGCGGAACCACAATAGGATCGAATTCAATAGATGCAAAATATCAGCCAGCAATTATCTCATTCGCTAAGGCAGATACAATTGATTTTGTCAATGCTCAAGCAGGAGGCGAGAACATAAGTCTTGCAGAATTAAGCATAAATGAGACAGGTGAACAGATGTCTGCCGAACAATGGAGAATGTTTGGAGAGATGCAACTCAAGGCAATAGGTCAGAAAATCTATGTTGCTCGATCTATTTCATGATCAATGACACTTTTTCTAAAGGATTGAATAAAGTGATTGAATTGGGAGGAGTTCCCATAAGGGTACTTTATTTGAAACAGACAATAGGAAGTGTCTGGGACGATGAGGTTTCATTATCCCAATCAGGAGCAGTCATATGGACAAGCGGATTAGTTCTTCCTCTCTCAAACAAATGGGGAAGTACAGACAGTCTATTGATGGAACAGGGAAAACTGAATAATTCTGACAGAAAACTATATGTTAATGGATCATTATTAATCACTGGTAGTGAATTACAAGTAAAGATAATGATAGGAAGCAATACAATTGGAACGCAATATTCCATAATTCCTGATGGAATAATAATGTTTGAGGTTGCAGGACAACCAATCTATAAAAAAGTATTCTTAAGGAGACTGACTGGATCAATTTTAGGAGAAGCATGACAGTGCAAATCAAACTGATTGGAGTTCCTGAATTCAAGAGAATGATGGAGGAAAAGCAGAAAAAGATGACCACCCTTCTTCCGGAGGCAGTCAGAGAAGCAACTTTATATCTTCACGGAAAAGTCAAGACAAGCATAGCCAGAGGAACAAATGCGCCAGTCGCAGTAGATACTGGAAGATTCCTCAATTCAGTGGATTTCGATGCAACAGGAAATACTGCAAGGATATTCACAAATATAGAATACGCAAAATATATAGAATATGGCACAAGCAAAATGGGAAGTAGACCTCATTTCAGGAATACTGCTTTTATTGAACAAAAAAAGATTAAAGATGATATGGGAGCAAGTCTGGGCAAAGGGCTTAAATGGATAACACCCACAGGCAAGGCAAGCAAATAATATATAATGATTAAATCAATATATTTAAACAACAAAAATAGATAATTTCATGCTTAAAGCGATAGGCAGAAGGTCAAAGCGATGGCAACAAGGGCAAATTTATTAAGAGATTTATTATACTTCTTAAAGACAGATATATCTTCAAATGTGACAGATCCTATTATAGGAACTCGAGGAAGTGGAAGCGCATTCGTGATGACAAGTTATCCTCAAAGGGAAGTAAAATATCCTTTGATTACTATTAAAATAACAAATTTAGATGCAAAAAGATCAGGTATGCAAATTACTGCCTTAGATATCTCAATGAATGTAGAAATAAGGATTTGGGCTAGGAATGAGAAGGAAAAGGATACTATTTATAATCAAGTGATGGACAGATTGGCAAACATTCAATTCACGGCCAGTGGAAGCGAAGCAAATGACTTTCATGATTTCAATATATTAAGTTCAACTGAAGTAGACGAGCCAGGGGACATAGGAATTAAATCAAGAATTCTTCAGGCAAGATATAAATTTTATAATTATACATAATTGAAAGGAGGTAAAAGTGACTAGATATTTATCGGACCAAAACAAGGTAATATTACTTCATGAATCAGGAACATATGCACTAGCAAGCGGAACAGGCCAATGGATTGGCGAAGTCATTTCTAATGACATAAGTGATGAAGAAGGAAAAATAGTGGACAGATTCCTCGGAACAGGCAAAAGGACATTCGATTCTATTACTCCAGGACTAAGGGATGTGACAGGAACTATAACTTACAATGCGCAAGATATGAGGATACCATTCTGGGCAATCGGAAGCACTTGGGATTCAGGAGGAGCGACATCATTTGGAACTCATTTAGTGGTCGAAGTCAACACAGGATCATGGATTAATCCATTTGTATCAGGCGGAACAGGCCAATCAATGGTTCCAATAGGATTCACACTGGAAGACAGCAAAACAAGTCCAGGAACGGGAAGAAACTCAATAAGGACCATCAAGGGATGCATACCTGACAATATCAGGATAACAGCAACGCAAGGTGAGAAAGTCAGCATAGAATGTGATTATATAGGCCAGACACTGGATTACACTTCAGGAGCAACAACCGGAATAACAGTGCCAACCACAACACCATATCTATGGAATAATTGCAGTCTTATTTTAAGTGGAGCAAATGCTGGAGAGACATATAATCTAAATACTGCCAAAGAGATAGTACTGGAAATAAGCAATAACATAGAAGGGCCACATTATTTGACAGGGTCAGGAACAATTTCAAGAGACATAGGAGCGCCAATAGTTGGAAACAAGGACTATAGACTATCTGTAACAATGGACTTGAGAGGAGACCAAGCGGATGTAATCTATTCTGGGCTTTACAAGCAGAACAAGACATTCAATTCCATATTTGAACTGAATGGAGACACAACCACAGGAAGCCTGCATACCATATTCTTTATGTCAGGATGCAAGGTAATGAGCATGGAAAATCCAAGCGAAGTGGAAGGGACAACAGAGAGCACAATGGAAATAATACCGAGATTTATAATTGGAAGCGCATTCGACCCAACTTTGAAATATAACATCTATTAAAATGGAAAAGGAGATAGATGTAAACGGAAGGAAATTCAAGATTAGGGAATTATTAGCGATTGAACTGGACGACATAGACTGGAATGACAAGAAACAAGCAATCAAGAAGCAAGTGATTTTATCTACTGGAATAAGTGAAGAAGAATATGCCAAGTTGACGGTCAAAGAAAGATTGGAGATTATTAAGGAAATTAACGAGATAAATGGATTCTCGGATTTTCTGAGTCCAGTCAAGGAACAAAAAACAAACTAACTATTTGTGAATTCTTTGGCTGGAATCTAAGGGATATAGACCTAGTCACAGCTAGGGAATATTCAGATATAATTAGATATCTAAATAAAAGAGCCAGGGAAATGAAAAGGAAAAGGAGATAATGGCAGACGCAGAAATACAGATTTTAATAGAGGCAATTGATCATGCGACTGCGGTAATGAATAAAATAGAAGGAAGACTCGGAGAATCAAATAAGCAAATCCAGAAACAAACTGAAGCAACAGCCAAATCATTTGATAAACAAATGGGAAGTTTATTAATCCTTGGTCAAGCTGCCAACACAGTAGATAATATTTTTACTTCTTATCAAAATCTTCAACTTAGATTGGAAAATGCAACTGAAAGAGTAACTGGCGCTCAAGATAGATTGGCGAATGCTCAATATAAACTAGGCAAGGTTATGAAAGATAGTGCCTCTAAAGCAGAAGATGTTGCAGAAGCACAAAGAGATGTTGAAAGTGCAAGTAGAGCATTAACGATTTCTCAAAATAATTTAGAAAGAATGCAGAATAGAGTCATCGGAACATATATCAGCATAGGAGTTCAAACTATGACTCTTATAGCACAAATGCCAGTATTGATTGCTTCCGTGAGATCATTGACAATTGCTTCCATGGCTTTTATTGCTACTCCATTAGGTATGGCACTTGTAGCAATAGGTGCAACAATAGCAGTAGTTACTTTGGCTATCCATGAGAATAATAAAAAAATGGAAGAAGCTACCGCAATAGAGACAACTTACAAAGATGCAACTGACAAACTGACAATAGCAAACCAAGATGTTGCAGAATCCACAAGTGAATGGGCGCAAGCATTGTCAGAAGTAAAAACTCAGATGATGGGATTTATCGCACCAAAGACAGCCGAAGAAGCAAAAATGCTGGCAGACATAGCCGAACAGGAAGGAATAGTTGCCCAGACAAAAATAGGAGAAGGAAAAAGATCGATATCATTTGAAGAAGCAAAATTGGAAAGAATGAAATTAATTTATGATGCAGAATATGCTACAAAAAGAGATTTTGCAACTGCATGGGTAGAGTATCTAACTATCAAAAAAGGCGAGGAAGAAGGAATAACAAAGACAACAACAGAAAATGCATATTTATTATACTCAAAAAATTATACAGATATCAAAACTTTTCTTGAAACTACCTGGTCGCCAGCAGTCACAAAAATATTAAATGATTTGCAAGCACAAGATATTGCAAACGCACAACAAGCTCAATCAGAATGGCAGAAAGCTTATAACATCAAAACAGCATATTATACCGCAGGAAAAGGAATTGCAGCACAATATCCGGGATTAGGAACCAAAGGAATTCAAGGAGGACTAGGAACTGGAGGAATAGCAGGATATGTTGCAAAAAAAACTGATTTTATAAGCAGACCTGGACAAGAGCCGGTCAGTTTCAGTTCAAGCGATACAATAATAGGAACAAAAAATCCAGGAGGAATAAACATCACAATTACAGGAAATATTTATGGGACAGATCCAGATGAAATAGCAGAAGCACTTGTAAATAAACTCAGGAAAAAAATATCAATATGACAATCTATTCAAAAATAACGATTGGAGGAAGCGAAGTAGAAGATAATTATGATTATAATGTCAATAAGAGCATAGGGGAAAACAACCAATCCAGCAACTTTGATATAAATATAGAGAACTTTGCTGGAAGGAATAAAAATAATTATGTAATTGGAGATGAAGTAATAATTTATGCAGATCTAAATATTACTCCACCAATAACAAAGATATTCGCAGGAATATTGGAAGACAAGAAATTCAGGGGAAGGGAGAATGACGAAAAGATGGACTTGAGCGGAAGGGACTATTCAGCACGGCTCATGGACAGAACAGTAGAACCAGAAGTCTACACAAATCTTCCAGCAGGAAGCATAGTCAAAGACATAATAGATAAATATACAAACAATATAACAACTACAAATGTCCAGGATTCTCCAATGATAATAGATAGAATAACTTTTAACCAAACTCCTCTATTTGATGCAGTCAAAAAGATGGCAGACCTGTCAAATTACACATTCTATGTTGATGAGAATAAAGACCTTCATTTTGAGCCAAAGGCAGGATCAAGCAGTGGCTATACTTTTGACAATACAAATTTAAAGGAAGTAGAATTCAAGGACCAAAGGGACGGAATCTATAATCAGGTATGGGTCTATGGGGACAGATATCTTGATGGATTCAAGGAAACATTTACTGGTGTAGCAGGGAGCATATATACTCTTTTATATAATCCTCACAATACTTCCGTGCAAATGAGCGGAACAATCCCAATTGTAATACAGCCTGGCGGAATTTATAATATTACTTATGGAGTTGGAAGCATGATCAGATATTTGGTCAATTTTGATGATAAACAAATCATACTTACATCTGGCACTTCACAAGGCAATAATTTGTATATAGGAAGCAAAATAGATGTAATTTATAATAGAAGCCTTCCAATTGTGAAAGTGGGAGACAATGAAGTAAGCAAGGCAAAATATGGCACAAGGATCAAAGTCATACAAGATAAAGACATAAAGGATCCAGCGACCGCAGAGCAAATACTTACCAGGGAACTTGAAAAATCAGGAGAACCAGTCAAGGAAGGAAAATTAAGCATTAAAGGGCTTGCCAATATCATTCCAGGACAGACCTGCATAGTCAATGTGCCGAATCATGGAGTGAATAATCAAACATACGATATACTTGAAGCAAACTACAATTTCAGCAAAGAAAACAATCTAAACGATGACATTTTGAGTATAAAAGTAAATAAAAAAATACCAGACATCACAGATACTATGAAGGATATATATCTTCAACTCAAGAAACTCCAAAGTGCAGACATATCGACAAGCGACTTCATAACGAGATATCAATACACTGCAGGAAGTGAAGGAATAAGGCAAAGCGGATTGAAAGTGTGGACTCAGAATATAGGCAGCAGTTTCATATTGAACCATCCAGTAAATAGTCTACTTGGAAGCTATACAAGCCATTCTCTTGGGTCATGGTATCCTGGAAGCATTTTAAATTGGTCAGGAGGATATTTTTAAGGAGGTAAAAATGATTTTGAATTGGACAAAAAATCAGACAGCACTTTTATTAGCTGGAAGCTCTTCGACTTACCCAACATACTTTATGATAGGAAGCGGCAGCGGAACAACAAATGCAACTGATACAATATTAGTTCATGCATGGGACAGGCAAGCAGTCACATCTATTAATGCAAATACAACTCAAAAAGTCAAATGGACAGGAGACTGGACAAGTGTCGAGATGTCAGGGCTTAATTTGACTGAATTTGGATTATGCGCGAGCGGGGCAACAACCACAGGAAGCATGTGGAGTAAGACAGGAATTCCATCTATCACATTTGATGGGAGTAATGAATTAAGGATAGATGAAAATTGGCAAACTTATTAATAGTATATACTCAATCAATCAAAATATAAATAACTTAAGAAATTTAAAATAATATGGCAGAAGGAGTTTTTCCAAAAATAGCAGGAGATGCGCTATACGCAAGTGAAATAAATAGTTTTGCTCTTGGTACAAGATGTTTTGGAGCTGGTTCAACAATTTGGGTGCTTAGTGGCACTGCCTATCAAGATGCAGGCAGTGTTGTAATTAATGCAGGAAGTTTAACAAATCCTGCTTTCTTATCCATCTATACGAGAGTTCAATCTAACTATGAGAGTCCTGCTGGAACAATTTTAGTAATACAAATTTCAGGAATATCAACAAATTATAGCATTGGTCTTTCTGGTAACCAATCTTTTATTTCACTTAATGCTCTAATAGGAAGCCCATATATTGGCGGTATTAGTGGATTTAACGAGGGTGTGTATTTTTCTGCTGATTGTGAGGGTTTGAACGCTTTGGACCCTCTTGTAATAAAATTTAAGTTAAAAACTGGAACATCTGCAGTTGGAAGTGCAAGGCTGTTTCCTTATGTTATATTTGGGCAGAAAACCACTTATTAAAATGAAATGGCTGTTAAAATTATTAGGAAGTGAAGAAGATTACTGGAAAGAACAATATGAAATAAGTAAAAAGAATTATGATGAATTGCTTATCGAGTGTGAAAAACTGAAAACAACCATAGAAGAACTGAAAAAACAGCAGAATCTTGTTGAGCCAAAAGTTTATGGGACAATCACATTTAAAGAATTATGGGATTTACTGAGACCGCTAACAAGTGCTTTATTTTTAAGTGATGAAACTTATAGCTTAACTACAAAAGAAGAAGCAGAAAAATTCAGCAAAGAGACAAAAGTTCAGTATAACAAATGGTTAAAAGAACAATTTGATTGTGATGAGTTTAGCTTCGCTAGTATGGGTTATTGGAATGAGGGATTGAAACAATTTGCCTATGGAATTGCATGGAGCAAAACACATGCTTTTAACATCATGATTGACAACAAAAAGCAAATATGGATAGTTGAACCACAAAACAATATATATTTTAAATTAGAAGATATAAAAATAAACAAATTATATTATCCCTTAAGATTGATTTTGATATAAAATGCCAAAAATAAACATATCAGAAAAACAAGTAAGTGAATTTATAGAAGGCATGAATCATCGTATGACTAGTATAGAGGGAAAGACTGGAAAAATAGAAATAAATGTCCAATGGATGAAAAGAATTGGATATTACATGTCCGGAATAATTACTGCTATTGCAATTAAATTGATGTTTTTATAGGAGGAAAAATGGCACAATACAGCATAGGAATAGGAATTTGGAAGAGCATAAAAAATGTGGCAATTGTAATGGGGATCCCTGCTTTGGTTTTATTGTTAGATAACTACACACAGTGGGTACCTAATGAATACAATGTAATTGCACTTCCAATAATAGGATTGATTTCCTATTTCGTAAAGAACTATATTCAAAATAGATAAGAAAAGATGGCAGAACAAATAATAGATGGAATAGGAAGCGGTAACGCCGCCATAGTTGATAATACACACAGATTATGGATATGCGGGAGCATAACATCCATGCCTGCAGTATCGGTATCGGCAACCACTGGAAGCGAGAGCTATTTATTTGCTAAGTCAGGTGCCGAATACTTTCCCCTTACATGTACCTCTGGCACTGATGGAGGAACACTCAACATAGCTGGAACATTCAGTGCAACCACCGGTTCTGAAGCATACATAAAGGGAGGATCAATAATTACTTATGGAGTCGGATCTGTTTATCTTGCTGGAGGAATAGGATCTGTAAGAACTGAAGGAGTGGGTAGTGTAGTTATATCAGGAACATCCATCCCTCCTTGGAGAGGAATAGGAAGCATATTATTGAGCCAAGTAGGAAGTGTAATGATTTCAGGAACAGCACAAATTGCCGGATCTATTTGGTCAATGCCAAATGTCAGTGTAAGTGCCGGATCTGAGCAGTGGATTAAAGGAGGAAGTATTCAGACATATTCTCCATTAGGAAGCACTTTTATCTTAGGCAGCATTTATTCTACAGGAAGCATTAACATTGCCACAAATTTATCTTCTCTAGGCAGTTGGACCGGATATGTTGGAAGCATTTGGAGTATGCCGAATGTTTCTGTATCAACTGGTTCCGAATCCTGGATTAAAGGAGGTTCTATTCAGACATACACGCCTTTAGGCAGTACTTTTGTATTGGGTTCCATTTATACGACTGGAAGTGTAAGAATAGCAAATCTTTATGAAGGAAGTGAAGTTTGGTTGAAAGCAGGTTCTATACAAACCTATACTCCACTTGGAAGCACTTTTGTATTGGGAAGTGTCTATATCGCAGGAAGCATATTTTTTGGTGGAGTAGGAAGTGTAGTTGTGAGCAACCTTCCAGCAGTGGGCAGTTATACGGGAATGTCAAATGGTTCTATATTCTGGGGAGGAGGAGTAGGAAGCATAGTCATATCAGGAACAACTCCCATACAAAAGAGACCATTTATTTATACTGGAAGCCTAATTGCTTCTGGCGGAACACTAGCGACGGGATTTATTGGATCTCATGTTGTATCATTAAATAATGAGGTCAGTTGGATCAGTGTTATTGGAAGCACTGGAAGCACATATCAGTTTAAAGTTGAAGACAGTGAAGGATATCCAATTCTTTCATATATGCCTCGCTCAGGGCGCATGTCTTATCTGACTCCATTTCTGACCAGTGGAAATATAGTATTCACGATATCAGGCGCGCAGGTAAGCGGAAACTATCCATTGAGAGTAGGATACACTTAAAATGTCTTTTCGAAAGAGGATTACAAAGAGCAAGATTTTTGTTTTTGGTGGCGGAACATTTGTAACTTTTCTTGTTTTATTATTAAGTTTGTCTTATTTAGGAATTAATACAGAATATTCAGAAGACATAATTTGTGGAAGCAAATGTGTAAGTTATTTCAATATAACTCTAACTAATTATTCTTTATGTCTTGGCTCAACTTTCAAAGGATTATATTTTGATAAAAATATTTCTTATGAGATTTATAAGGCAGATTTAAGATATTCAAGAAACAATCCAGATAGATGGAAACTCTATAATTTTACTGCTAATAAATGCCTTGAGAAAGGAAAGAAATATGAATTTAAATTAATTGGATACAAAAATCCTTCTGATACAATTAAATGGGGAGTAAATTTGCAAGGGAAAGATATAGACCCTTATTGGTATGGAACTTCGGGAATAGTTATTAATCCCTTCCAGCCAAATCCAGAACGAGCATATTACACAATTTCTATTGACAGAGGAATTAAGATAACTGGAGAAGACTGGATGGCAAGATATTCTATTCATTTCAGAGTTAATAATCAAATCTATAATTGGGATGCTATTCCTTCTTCAATTAAGAAAAATCCTTGGGTAATTCAAACAGATGAAAATACTTATAAATATGGCTATGATTTTTCCAATATATCAACAAACATAAAAAATAATTTGCAAAATGTCATCTTGCATTTAGAAGAGATTGAAGGCTTAACTTTAGATGACATAAGAAAAGAAGGAAACACATTTATAATTAAAGATAAGGTTTATATCTCACATGATGATATTTTAGTTAATTATACAATTCCAATTATAAACAAGACAGATATAGTCATAGGAAATTTAGCAAATAATTTTATAGCTAATGGAGATGGAACTTGGAACATAACTTTTGACCCAACAATTACAATAACAGAATCAAATGTAATATCAATTTCTAATTTAGTTAATGTCACAGCAGAAAGTGTAAATAGCTATAATTATACTCATCTTAATATTTCAACAATTTCGCCTTATGATAGTTTGATTTTTTATTTGAATTTTGACAAGGATACAACAGATACTTTAGTTCCTGCTTGGAAAGCTGTAGATTGGTCAAAAAATAATAATGATGGAACATCAGGTGGAAATGTATCAGTTAACACTTCTATAGCTTGTCCATATGATAATTGTGCTCATTTTACTGGAAATACAAATAGCTATATAAGAATGACTCCTGCATTTAACTTTACAGGAAACGCCACAATAATGTTATGGACATATTATCCTGTAAATACAGGAACAAGAGATTATTATTTAGGGTGTAATTCGACATCTGTTGTGCCCATAGATACTTTGCCGTTTTACTGGTATAGAGGTGATAGCCAAACTTATTTAAGAGTTACATTTAGAAACGAAACAAATGGAATTATGAGTTTAATGGGTTCAACAGATTCTATAAGAACTCCTTCAGGAGCTAATAATCTTACAAGCGGATGGCATCATGTTGCTTTGGTTTTTAATGGAACGAGCTTAATACTTTATTATGATGGGGCTTTTGACGAGCAAAGAGCTTCATTTGGGACAAGCATAGCTCCAATGACTTCTAAAGATTGGCAAATTAGCAGTCATCACTCCTCTTATAACGATGCCTTTTATCTCGATGAAGTTATGATGTTTAACACTGGTTTATCTGCCTCACAAATTTCAGCAATTTATAACAATCAGTCTTCAAGATTTGTAGAAAAAGGAACTCAAAGCTTAATAATAGACGGATGTATAAATAAAACAACAGGATTAACTTGTGCAGCTATTTACGATGAAACTGCCTGTGATGAACAAACTGGAGAATGCTTGTGGGTAGTTGATGAATGTGTTAATTTAGGTGGAAGCCCTAAATGCACTAATTTTCTAAGTAACCAAACTTGTGTGTCTTATGATGACACCCAACCAGAAAACTCTGCTTGTATTTGGAGATTTGGAGAAGACACAGCTGAAAATAGAGTTAATGTGACAACTTTATTTGAAAATAATTCAGGTAGTTTAGTGAATTTAAGTGTAGGATATAAAAATACAACAGGATGGTTCTATACTTCTCCTCAAACTTTAAATTTTAATACAAGCCATATCTTTAATATTTCTTCTACAATTAATGGATTATCTAAATTAAGCTTAAACTACACTCAAATAGCAGGCAATTCTTCAAATCCTTTTTATTCTCCGATTATGTATGGTGATATAATCTTAGATACTTGGAATGTAAGTGAAGAAGAAGAAGGAATTACAGCTTGCCAAATGTTAATTAACCCTGGAACTTACATTCAAACAGCAAATATTGTTCCAAATAATGATACCCAATGTATTGCAATTATAGGTAAAAATATAACTTATGATTGTAATGGATTTAAAATAGATAACTCTACTTATTCAGGAATAGGCATCTATGCTACACAATTTAATGCAACTATAAAAAATTGTAATATAACAGTGAATAACTATGCAATAGAATTAACTGGCTATAACTCATCAGTTATTAACAATACTCTTCGTTCAACAAGTAATTATGGACTTTATTTACTTAGTCAAGGCAATCACCAAATAATGAACAATACTATAAGCAGAATTAGGTTTTCCGCATCAAACAATAGTGTTTTCACGAATAATAATCTAATAGCAGGCAGTTATGGATTATACATATCTTCTTCTTACAATAATCTTTTTACAACAGGCAATTATTCAGGTAATTCTCTTTATGATATTTACATGACTGGCTCTCTAAACAATACTTTTTTAAACATAACTTATTCTACAGAATTGTTAGAAGATACATCATCTCTAATAAGAAAATGGTATTATCGAGCATATGTTAATGATACAAATGGAAATAATGTAAGTAATGCGAATGTAACAGCTTATAATATTTCAAATTCTTATAACTTTAATTTAACAACAGATAACACAGGTTATACCCAACTTGGAGAGATTATAGATTATATAAATAATGAAACAAAGAATTATTATTCTCTTTATAACATAACAGCAATTAATTCAAGTTATTATCTTAATAGCCATACTTACAATGTAACTTCCAACCAAAGCAACTACAAAGATGTTTTTACATTAAATAGTAGTGTTGTTGCAGTTTGTAATATGTCGGATGTTATAGTAAGCGTTTGGGCTTGGCAAAGCAAGTTCATAGATGGATTTAATGATGAATTCTGCACATCGATTCCAATCAATGCGACTTTTGGGGAGCAGATTTGGAGTTACGCAAATGGAAGATTTATAAGTGGGATTGGAACATCATCTCCTTTGCCTTCAGTGGACGAGGCTGACAACTGTAATTTGACAGACATAGCAATAAGTATGTGGTGTTATTCTGGGGAAAGAGAGATTAATGGAATAGATACATCAACTCATCCATATGTTCCTGTGAACTCGACAATAGGGGAATATGTTTGGGGATGGATTGATCAATGGAAATATGTAAATAGAATAATAGGATAAAATGAACGAAAATAAACCAAGCGAATTGGAAAAAATCGTAAGAAAATGTAAAAGCTTAGTTATTTGTGATGTTAAAAAATGTAATATGAGAGGGGATTATTGGAAATGCTATATGGGAAACTATATAAAATGCCCTGTTTATCTTAATTGGAAAGAATTAAAAAGAGATAAATCTTAATATTAATGGAGGTAAAACAAAAATGGATAAAATATCAAATGGTGTGGCCACACTTTTGGTTATTACTCTATTGATAGTTGGTGGATTATTTACTTATGTAGGTTTTCCACAAACAATAGAATTAAAACCAGATAAATGTGTAGCTGTGCCTTGTGAAGCAGTTGATTGTGAACCAGTAACTTGCACACCAACAGAAGTGATCAAAGAAGTTCCTGCGCCTAGTATTTTAGATACGGCAGTTGCGACTTTTATGAAAGCAGTAGAAGATGAAGAAGACGAAGCAGGAAATTCAGTTGATGCATTGCAGGGATATGACTTTGACCAGATCAAAGTGAATAAAATTTCAAGGAACTGGAATGCGGCTTATGGAAGAGACACAACAACAGTGAACTTTGAAATTACTTTGAAATACAAAGACCCAGCAGATGACAATAAAGCAGAAAAATATACATATGATGTGGCAGTGACTTACGAGACAGACGAGGACACAATAGTTGAAGCAATAGAAGTTTAAAGTTTCAACACAAATTTTTTTCCTTTTTTCCTTTTTTTTATTAATTCTTAAATAGTAATAAACATTTATAAACTATTTATTCTTTGAAATTACAGCACTATAGTCTAATGGCTAAGACACAGGCCTCATGCGAAGAGTTTTGCTCGCTAAACACGAAACTTTTCAGAGTAAGCCTGAGAAGGCAGTCCGATTCTGCCTTGTGCTATAAATTATAAGAGGTGAAAAAAATTAGTTGGACAGATCAATGCGCACTTGAAACAATCAAACAATTAAGAAATGAGTTTAACATAGAGACATTCATAGAGACAGGAACATTCAAGGGAATAAATTCATTTGTGCAATCAAACAATTTTAAGTATGTACTTACCTGTGACATAAATGGAAAATATATTTCTTTGGCCATAGATAAACTTAAGGATAAGAAGAATGTCATGATTTTCAAGGAATCAAGTCCTAAATTCCTGAAGGAGTTCATAAAGGACTATAAAACTAATCGTCTCACCGAATATGTAATAATCTACCTTGATGCGCACTTCTATGATCCAAAGGCAAAGAACAAGTTCGTGGTTTTGGATGAATTGGATATGTTAAGGGGATTTGAAAAGTGCATAGTGATCATACATGACTTTGACAATGGAATGGGGCATATAACATATGACAACCAGCCATTGAACTTCCAATTAATCAAAGAAAGACTAAGAAAAGTAAACCCTGAATTCAGGTATTATACGAACTCGAATGAATTCTCAGACATACACACGCCTGAGACTCTTAAGAGAATAGGGCTAGATAAGGACACAGAAGCAATAGACAATATAAAGTATGCTTGGTCAAATGAAAGGCTTACTAAGCGCGGAATTCTCTATTGTGTGCCCAAAGAACTCGATTTAAATAAATACAAATTAATTGAATATGTGGTTGAGACTTAAAGGAAAGACTGCTCTTGTGACTGGCGGATCGCACGGAATTGGCAGGGAAATAGCCAATCTTCTCAAAAGATATGAAGTCAAAGTGGATATAATGTCAAAAGAGAGAATAATAATCTTTGATGCAGAAACTAGGCAAATTCCAAACATACCTTATGAATATGATATTTTAATAAATAATGTCGGAGGAGGAGGAACTTGGGGTAACAAGATAGAAGAATTTGATGAGTGGGAAAAAGTCTATGAGAAGAATGCCGGAACAGCCAGAAGACTTACAATGAAATGTTTACCTTACATGATTAAAAATAAATGGGGCAGAGTGATCACTATAAGTAGCATTTTTGGGAAGGAGAAAGGAGATAAACCATGGTTCGTAATGGCCAAGGCATCTGAGATAGCACTCAATAAATGCTTGGCGGGCAAATATGAAGGAATTACTTTTAATACTCTAGCACCAGGTCATATAGATGTTGGAAAAGGATGGAAAGGTGGAGATCCTAAAAATGTGGCCTATTTAACAGCTTTTTTATGTTCTAATAAAGCTAAATGGATTAATGGAGCTTGTATAACAATAGACAATGGAGAATCTCATTCTTTTTAATGCTGTAACTAGAAAGTTGTAAGAAGCTTTTAAAAAAGCAATTTACAATGATATTTTGAGCGCCTCTGGCTGAAGGATCAGAAAGAAGACGGCCATGCGATAGATGCGGCGGCTCAACGCAGGGTTGGAAATACCAAGAAACAATGTTGCGTCATGACTCGGAAAATCCAAGTATAACTTGTACTTGTTGAGACAGACTTTTGACTATAAAGAACTTGTCTTAATCTGAGAGGAAACTCTTGGTCCCATGCAAGTTCATAGACTTAAAAAGTACTGCTTAAGGTCTAAATGCAGGATTGCGTATTGGCTGCTGGATGAGCAGTTCAATCCTTAAAGAAGATTGCTCTGGAATATATAAAACGCCAAGCTGAAAGGTAACTTACCTGTTACACAATAATCGCTTGAATCTTTTATTCGAACCAGAGAAAGAAATAAATGCGTTCGATTTAAAGATTCAGATAAAAAAGATATGAGGTATGATGGCAACAATAAAACGAATAAAGTACAGGACTCCAAAAGGAATTGTAATAGAAGCACTTTTTTTAAAGATGCCAAAAGGATGGGCTAATATATCTATTGAAGAAGGAATATTAGACAAAGAAAATATTATAATTTCTGAGGAAGAATGCTATAATTATTAAGTAATGACACGAAATAGAAACTTTTAAAAAGGGCGTTTGCGTACTTATTTCAACTAAACAAGCAGGAAAACACAGGAAACCTGCGAGGAGAAAAAATGAAAGAAAAAAAACAAAGGGTGGTTCTAAGCCTATCATTAGAACAAGCAAAAGAACTAAGATTGATTTTGGAGGATCCAACACTTAAGGAGAATTCAATAACAACAAAACTTTTGCGGAGAATAGAAAAGACAATAGACAAACACGAGAATTCTAAGAAACAATTGACAGAAGAAGAAAAGAAAGAAGCAGAAAGAATAGATTCTGAAATAGACGAACAAGATGCAAAAGCAGAAACGGAGGAAAACTAAAATGGAAATAGATAGATTTATTGCAGAGCACATAAGAGATCTAATAGAAAATAGTCTAGAAGAGAAGGGAGGTAAAAATGAGACAGAACATAAGTATATATAATATCACAGAGAAAAAGTCAAAAAAAGGAAAGCAATTCTGGACAACCAAGACAAACAAAGGAGACATGAGCATCTGGGACAAGGATATAGCAGACAAGATGCTTAAAGAAGGAATCAGAAAAGTATGTGATTTAGAGACAGAGGAAAACAACGGATTCACCAACATAACATTGTTTAACGGAGCATACGGGCCAGTGGATGACGCAACTGAGAAAATACAGGATGATTCCGCAAACAGAACAAAACAGGCAAGCATGATAATAAGTTATGCTAAGGACATTGCGGTAGCGGAAATACAGGCCCTGATAGGAAAATGCAAAGATATAGCCGAAGCAAAGGAATTGATAACCACCATAGAAGCAAAATTATTTGAACACGCTAAGGGATTGATGGAGCTTCACAAAGAATTAATTAAATAATGCTCTTTGTATCGTTAAGCACAGAGAGAACTTGGCAGTCTGATTCACACTCTTTCTGCCAAGTTAATAATCAAAATGAAAACTGAAACACAAAATAAAGCAGAACAAGATTACATCGACGATGGATATGACAGAAAGAAAGATGACGAAGCAACTGAAACAGAATTTAATTTAAGTGAGAAAATAAAGATTTATCCAAAAAGTATAAAAGGATATGCTTTTGAGTTCGGAGATGTAAAAGAATTTATAAGATTATTGAAAGAGGAGTTATCAGGAGACACTTTAGCTTATGGATATAAGGATTATGAAAAATCAAGAGAAAATATGTCCTCTATGGAAATTTGTAATGACAATGAAGATTGTAATAGTTTTGTAATTAAGAAAATTAAAGAGATTATAGATAAACTTGCAGGAGATAAACTTATAAAATGATAGACCAAAGAAGATTAAATCAGATAGAAAATAACCTTGATAACGATGATGAATATATCAGCCTCGCTTGGGGTTCCCGTGATGACATAAGAGATTTATTAGAATATATTGAAGGATTACAGAAGAAAACATTTTCAGATGTAATTTCTATTTTGGGTTTATCGCTGAAAAATATTAGCGACATGAAACGCTATTTTGCAGAAAAACTAATAGATATAAATGAACTCTATGCAGGAGAAAAACTTATAAAATGAAAGAATTCAAAGAAGTAGGAGGATATGAGCAGATGATTATATCAGAAGGAAAGACAATAAAAGAGATAACATGCACATGCATGTGGACTACAATGGAAATATCCAGGCATAAAGAATATAAAGACAGGAAACCTTGCAAGCACATAAAGGAGATTTTAAATGAAAAAGAGATTCATATGTAACGGGGCATCAGAAAATGCCATAAAGTGGCTCAAGAAGAACAAAAATAAAATTCATGATGGAGGAATGAGCAATATAATAATAATAGAAGTCATTGACGATACATTGCTCAAAAAGGAAAATGACGACAATGAAAAGATTAACAAAGAGAATTAAGATAATGCTGATCGAGATGGTTGGGCATAGATGCGAAGAGTGCCACACCAAAGCAGATCTAGAGATACACAGGATCATCAGGGGCAATCAAGGGGGAGAATACATTCCAAGAAACATAAAGATCCTATGCAAGGACTGCCACAAAAGATATCATGAGGGAGAATTCAGATGAATATGAAAACTGAAAAAGGAATGTATTGGCATTGCCACCACGATACACTTTGTGAATATGTTTATGATTATGACGAAAGAGTAAATTATATTAAAGAACAGAAGCCAAAGCATGAAGTAGAGATAAGATTAAAATTATTTAAAAAGATAAAAGGGAAACTTCCAAGAGAGCTTGATGAAGCAAGGCAGAAGCTTGATGAAGCATGGCAGAAGTGGAAAGAAGCAGAGCAGAAGCTTGATGAAGCATGGCAGAAGTATGAAAAAGCATGGCAGAAGTTGGAAGAAGCAAGGCAGAAGTATATGCCTGAATTAGAGAAACTTCATGCTAAAGAATGTGGATGTAAAGAATGGAATGGAAAAAAATTAATATTTTTAGAGGAGAAAGAAAAATGAAAATTGAAATGGATAGTGAAGAAGTTGCAAAATTACTTAGAATAGAAAGCACATTATTAGAGCAATATAAAAAGTTAAGGAAGGAGTTTTTAGATTTTAAAGATTTAGTTATAGAATGGAAAAGGCAGGATTATATAGAAATTGATAAATTAAATAAAGAGCTTTTAAAAGTTTTAGAGGAAAAATGAA